ACGGAGAGCCATCCGGCATATATGCCCCACTTCCGAGCCGATGCGATGTGATCCAGTACGGAGATACGCCCTATCTGCGGTATGAGTTCAGCGGCGGGGACAAAGCGGCCCTCGAGTTATCTTGGTGTGGCGTGATGACAAAGTATCAGTATCACGATGACCTCATTGGGGAAAATAATCATGCGCTCCTGCCTACTCTGGACCTGATCAAGATTCAGAATCAGGGTATCGAGGAAGGTGTCAAATCTGCCGCCACATATCGATTCATGGCGAGCATGACCAACTTCGTCAAGCCGGAAGACCTGGCAAAGGAACGGCAGAGATTCACCCGGGAAAACCTTGCAAGGGATGCCAAGGGGGGCGGGCTCCTGCTGTTTCCGAACACCTACAAGGATGTCAAGCAGATCGACGTCAAGCCGTGGGTGGTGGATGCCGAGCAGATGAAGCTGATTAAGTCGAATGTCTACGATTATTTCGGCGTCAATGAGGACGTGATCCAGAATAAGGCATACGGCGACGCATGGGCGGCATTTTACGAGGGGGCGGTGGAGCCATTCGCGATCCAGTTCTCCGACGTGCTGACCAAGATGTTGTTTACCTTCCGGGAGCAGTCCCAGGGGAATCTGGTGATGGCGACAGCCAACCGCCTGCAGTATCTCAGCAATAAAGACAAGCTGGAGGTCTCCGCCCAGATGGCTGATCGCGGTTTGATGAGCAGGAATGAGATCAGGGACATCTGGAACTTGCCGCCATTGCCTGAACCGCTCGGATCGCAGATGCCGGTCCGCGGGGAATATTACAATGTAGGAGAGGATGCAAGCGATGAAGGACAATAGAGAATACAGGACAATGGAATTGAGAATTGCAAGTCCTGCCGAGGGTGAGGAGCCGTCGTACATCGTCAGGGGCTATGCCTCCACCTTCGATCCGTATGTACTGTTTACGGATGAGGACGGCATTGATTACTCGGAGCGCATCGAGCCGACAGCATTCGATGAGGCTGATCTGTCGGATGTTGTGTTCCGGTTAGATCACGAGGGCCGGGTTTATGCCAGGTCATCCGCGGGGACCGTGGAACTCTGGACCGATGAGAACGGACTTGGACAGCAAACAGATTTGAGTAAAACGCAGGCGGCGCGGGAAGTGTTTGCCGACATCGAGGCCGGCAATTATCCGCAGATGTCCTTTGCGTTTACTGTGGCACCGGAGGGCGATAAGTTCGACAGGGCCACGCATACAAGGATTATAAGCAGAATCGCGAAGGTGTATGACGTCTCACCTGTGGCGTTTCCTGCAAATCCAAACACGAGTTTAGGCGTTGCCACTCGCGACTACTTCCACGGAGTGATGGAAGCGGAGAAGGCGGAGAGACTGGAAAGCGAAAAGCGCGAACGTCGGAAACAGATTATCAGACTATTAACGGAGGTGTGATCTTATGGATATTAAGACCGCAAGTATTGACGAACTCGAGGCCCGCATGGCTGAGATTCGCACGGAGCTGGATGCCCCCGAGGCTGATCTGGATGCCCTGGAGACCGAGGTCCGCAGTATCAAAGATGAGATGGAAGCCCGCAAGGCTGCCGAAGCAAAACGCGCGGAGATTCGCGCCAAAGTAGCAAACGGTGAAGGAACCGTTATCAAGAAGATCGAGAATACGGAGGAGAGAAAAGAGATGACCATCGAGGAAATCCGCTCCAGTAAGGAGTACGTTGACGCATATGCAAACTACATCAAGACCGGCAAGGCCGAGGAGTGCCGCGCCCTGCTGACTGAGAACGTCGGTGCGACCGGAACGCTGCCTGTTCCAGTTCTGGTTGATCAGATCGTGCGCACCGCCTGGGAAAATAATGCGCTGCTGTCCCGCGTTCGCCGGACTTACTTCCGCGGCAACGTAAAGACCGCGTTCGAGCTGTCCGCCACCGGTGCCGTTGTGCATACTGAAGGCCAGGATGCACCCGACGAGGAGACCCTGGTGCTCGGTATCGTGACCATGATCCCCGCGAATATCAAGAAGTGGATTCGCATTTCCGATGAGGCCGTGGCGATGGGCGGCGAGGACTTCCTGCGCTACATCTACGACGAGCTGACCTACCAGATTCTGAAGAAGCTGTCTGAGGAGATCGTGGGCGACGTGGTGGACGCCGCAGCAGCGAGCACCAAAACAGCCGTTGGCGTTCCGGTTGTCAAGGCTGCCCCGAGTGTAACTGCACTGCCGACCGCAGCTGCGAATCTGTCCGATGAGGCGACCAATCTGTGTGTCGTTATGAACCGCCTGACTGAGGTCGAATTCCTGGCCGCTTATGCCGCTGGTCAGTTCGCTGTTGATCCGTTCGCCGGCATGACGAAGGTTTACACCTCTGCCCTGAAGGCTTACAGTGCTGCAGCTGCCGATGAGACTTATGCCATCGTTGGCGACCTGTCCGCGATCACTGTCAACTATCCCGAGGGTGACGGCGTTGTGATCAAGTACGACGACCTGACCGAGGCGGAGGCAGACCTGGTCAAGATCGTAGGCCGGCAGTATGCCGCCCATGCGATCACCGCTCCGGGCCGTCTGGTGAAGGTGACGAAATAATGAAGGTTATCCTGCTGAAGGATGCCAGGATTAAGCACAAGGCCGGGGAGATCGTCGAGGTCTCTCCGGTGGATCGCAACTACCTGGTATCGGTAAAACTGGCGAAGGATGTGGAAGAGCCGAAGAAGGCGACGCGGAAAACGACGAAGAAATGAGGTGCGGACAATGGCGGCAGTTGATGCGGAATTGATCGCGCAGGCCAAAAAGGCCCGGCGAATGGTGACAACTGATTTTGACGACCAGGTGACTCTGCTCCTGACTGCCGCCATGTCTGATCTGGGGTTTGCAGGGGTTGAAATCCCCGCGGAGCTTGATGCGGTAGTCCGGCAGGCCTGCATCACCTACTTTTTGATGAACTTCGGGGAGCCGGATGACTACGACCGCCTGAAGCGGTCCTACGATGAGCAGAAGGCGCAGCTGGCGACGGCTACCGGATATACGGATTGGGGTGATCTGTAGTGGATAGAACAAGCATGATCACCCTGATCGCGGAGACATTCGAGCAGGACGATTACGGCGTGGAGCATCCGGTAATTACCCGCAGGGATGTATATTGCCAGGTTGACAGCGTGACGCGGTCGGAATTCTTCGAGGCGGGCCGGGCCGGGCTGAATCCGGAATATCGGTTTACGATGTTTGCAGGAGACTATCACGGCGAAGCGGTCTGCGAGTATTACGGAAAACGATATGCGATCTACCGGACGTACTTTGCCAGAAATGACAACATCGAGTTATACGTCCAGAGAGAAGGCGGAACGAATGGCAAGTGATTTTGCGCTTGACGTGAAGAAGCTCCTCGAACAGTACAGCGACGATGTATTTGAAGCCATGGCGGAAGTCGTGCCGGAGGTGGCGAAGGAATCAGCCAAGAAACTGAAACAGGAATCACCCAAAGGAAAGATCGGCAAGTATGCCAAAGGGTGGACGAGCAAGGCGGATAAGGGCCGGATGACCACCACAGCGACGGTATACGGGAAAACCGGGACATATCAGCTTGCACACCTTCTGGAGCATGGACACGCAACCAGAAAAGGCGGAAGAACAAAACCGATTGTACATATCAAGCCGGTCGAGGAGTGGGCGACAGAGGAAGTGATTAGCCGGACGGCAGAAAGGATTGAAAAAATATGACCTTGAAAGAAGTCCGGGATATGGTGGCGGAGATCGGGCCGCCCTCTGCCTATCATCATTTCCGGGAGAATACAGAACAAGCGACCCCTTATATCTGCTACATGTATGATGGCGACAACGACATGATGGCTGATAACAGTAACTATGTAGGTATTAACACGTTGGTCATTGAGCTCTATACAGATTACCGGGATTTTGCCCTCGAGAAAACGCTGGAGGGTGTTCTCCGGGATCATGGGCTTGCATGGAGCAGGGGAGATGACTACGTGGATTCAGAAAAGCTATACATCGCAGTATATACCATGGAGGTAATAATCGATGGCTAACAAAATTAAGTATGGACTGAAAAATGTCTACTATGCAGTAGCAACTATCGCGGACGATGGTTCTGCGACCTACGAGACCCCGGTGAAGTTCCCCGGCGCCGTTTCCCTGAGCTTGGAGGCACAGGGGAACACAGATCCGTTCTATGCGGATAACATCAAATACTATGTTGGCGTTTCCAACAATGGTTACGAGGGCGATCTGGAGATGGCAAGAGTGATCGATAGCTTCAAGACGGATGTCCTCGGATTCGTTGCGGACAAAAACAATGTCATGTATGAGGATGCCGGGGCGGAAGCTGTACATTTTGCCCTGCTTTTCCAGTTTGAGGGAGACAAGAAAGCCACCCGGCATGTTATGTATAATTGCACGGCGACCCGACCGGCGGCAAGCTCCCAGACCAAAGGGGAGAACGTGGAACCCCAGACGGAGACCGTCACCATTTCCGCAGGCACTATCTACGTGGACGCCATTAAGAAGGATATCCCGAAGGCAGAAACGACCGAGGAGACCCCGGTGGCGACATATGATGGCTGGTTCGATGCTGTTTATATCCCCTCTGCACAATAAGGAGACATGAATGTATAGAGTAATCAAGATCGGCGCGAAAGATGTTCCTATGCTTGCCAACGGTGCGACCCCGTACCGCTACAAGCAGATTTTTCGCGTCGATTATTTTAAACAGGTTACCGAGGATAACTCCCCGGCAACATCTATTGATGTATTCACCCGCATGGGTTTTGTGATGGCAATGCAGGCCGAAAAGAAGGATATGCGGAAGGTCACCGAGGATATGTTCTTCGAGTGGCTGGAGCAGTTCGAGAGCATGGATATTTCCAACGCCTGCGGAGAGATCGCAACACTGATTGCCGGGAATGAGGGGACGGGAAGCGACCCAAAGAAGCAAGCCGCAGACTAGATCGACCATTTACAACCGGGTTGTATCTCCTGCGGTGCCTGCAATCCGGGCTGTCAATCGCTGACCTTGATTTGATCGAGGTCGGCGATGCTTTTGACATTATGACGGAGGCATCCAACGACAGCCACAAATACAGTCAGATCGCAACGCAGGAGGATTTTGACCGATTCTAGGGAGGTGAGATAGTTGGCGGCAAGGAATATCAAAGGAATTACAATCGAGATCGGCGGCGATACCACAAAGCTATCGCAGGCCCTCGGAAAGGTTGATAAGGACCTCCGGCAGACTCAGGCGAATCTGAAGGATGTCAATAAACTGCTGAAGCTCGACCCGGGCAATGTCACCCTGCTGACCCAAAAGCAGGAACTCCTCAACAAGCAGGTAGACGAGACGAAAAAACGGCTGTCCACGGCGAAAGAGGCCATGGAACAGCTCAAAAAGACCAACGGCCCGGATAACGTGACGGAGGAGCAGAAAGCCCTCGAACGTGAAATCATCGAGACGGAGCAGAAGCTGAAATCCGCTGAAGCGGAGTTAAAAACCTTCGGCTCGGTTGGTCAGCAACAGGCGAAGCTCGTGTCCGAAAAGATGAGCGCGATCGGCGGAGCGGTGACAAAGGCCGGGGAGACGATGACCAAGACCCTCACGGTTCCGATCGTGGCGGCTGGCGGTGCATCCGTGGCGGCGTGGAAAGAAGTCGACGAGGCCATGGACACCGTCACAACCAAGACCGGCGCGTCCGGCAAGGCTCTGGAGGATATGCAGGGGATCGCGAAGAACCTTGCAACAGAAATCCCGACAGATTTTCAAACGGCGGCGGATGCTGTCGGCGAGGTTAATACCAGATTCGAGAGCACCGACAAAGACCTTGAAGATTTATCCGGAAAGTTCGTGAAGTTCGCCCAGTTGAATGATCAGGACGTGTCTACGGCTGTTGACAAGACACAAAAGGTCATGGCGGCGTTTAACGTCCCGGCAAAGGAAGCCGGGAACGTGCTCGATCTGTTGACCAAGGTCGGGCAGGATACCGGGCTAAGCATGGACACCCTCGAGGGATCACTTGAAAATAACGCCGTAGCCTTGCAGGAAATGGGATTCGGTTTGAGTGATTCGGCGGTGTTCCTCGGTAATCTGGAGGAGTCCGGGGCGGATTCGGCGGCTATAATGACCGGCTTGAAAAAGGCTCTCCAGAATGCCACAAAGGAAGGCAAGCCGATGTCTACCGCCCTTGAAGAGATTCAGAACTCCATCAAGGGGGCAAAGACTGACACGGAAGCGGCTCAGATCGCCATGGAGCTTTTCGGAAATAAAGCCGGGCCAGCTGTCGCAAAAGCAGTCCGTGAGGGTAAGCTGTCCTTTGAGGATTTAGGAACGAGTCTTTCGGATTATTCCGGAACCGTCGAAACGACTTTCGAGGAGACGCTTGATCCACTCGATAAGATGAAAACCACTCTGAATGACCTGAAATTGATCGGGACGGATATTGTGGAAACGTCCGGCCCCATGATCGAAAAAACAATGTCCACGTTGCGTGATATTGTGAAGGAGTTGTCCGAGAGGTGGGGGAGCCTGAACGAGGGCCAGCAGGAAACGATTATCAAAGCGGCGCTTGTTGTGGCAGCTCTGGGACCGGTGCTGTCGGTGGTTGGATCGGTTATAAGTGTAGCCGCGAAGATAGGACCTATTATCGCCGGGATCGGGGCGAAGATCACAGCGGCAGGAGGGTTAATTCCTGCTCTAACGGCGTTAGGAACGGCGGCGGCTCCGTTCCTGATCGGGGGAGCGATTATCATCGGAATTGTTACGGTGACCGCCCTGATCATCAAAAACTGGGACACCATCAAGCAGAAGGCGACAGAGCTGATGCAGTGGGTGACCCAGAAATGGACGGAGATCAAAGAGAAAGTGACCACCACGGTGGAAAACCTGAAAACGGCGATTACAACGAAGTTTGAAAACATCAAGACCACAGTAAAAACGAAAATCGAGACACTGAAAACGGATGTTGTGAACAAGATCGAATCCATGAAAGAAAACGCACTCGGTAAGATCGAAGCACTCAAGGATGGAGCGGCGAAGAAGTTCGACTCCGTAAAAGAGAAAGCCCTCGGGATTTTCGACGATATCAAGGACGGGATCAAAGATAAGATTGATTCTGCAAAAGAAACAGTGTCGGATATTGTGGAGGATATCAAAGACGTGTTCGACTTCGATTGGAGCCTGCCGGATTTGAAGCTTCCGCATATCAATGTCGGTAGTTATATCGACGTGCCGGTGCTAGGTCGGATTCCTGATCCCCGGACAATGTCGGTAGATTGGTATCGGAAGGCATACGATCAGCCGATCATGTTCACAAAACCGACGATCATTCAGACCCCCTACGGGAGAAAGGGTTTCGGGGATAAGCACGGGAGCGGAGAGATTGTGCTCAGTGATGATAAGCTCCGGCAGATCGCCGGGAGCGGGGCAAGCTACACCGTGAATGTTTACGGCTCCCCGGGGATGGATGTTAACCGGCTTGCGGATGCGGTGCAGAATCGGCTTGTTGCTTTACAAAGACAGAAGGAGGCGGCGGGAATTGCGTAACTATTTACTATTCAATGGGAAAGACTCCCGCGACTTCAAGGCCTATATTTCCGGGCAGGGGACATTCGGGGCTCCTGCTCGGGATTATGATGTGCGACAGGTGCCGGGGCGGTCTGGCGATTTGGTGATGGGTGGCGACCGGCTACAGAATGCCGAAGTCACCTATCA